AATGGTTCTTCTGGAACTTCTGGTACTTCCGGTTCTAATGGTTCTTCTGGAACAAGTGGTACGTCTGGTTCAAATGGATCAAATGGAAGCTCTGGTACCTCTGGTTCTAATGGATCAAACGGAAGCTCAGGAACTTCAGGTTCTAATGGCTCAAGTGGAACATCTGGTTCAAACGGATCAAATGGAAGCTCTGGAACTTCTGGTACATCTGGTTCAAATGGCTCAAGCGGAAGCTCAGGAACTTCAGGCTCTAATGGAAGCTCAGGAACGTCGGGTTCAAACGGATCAAACGGTTCTTCAGGAACTTCTGGTTCAAGCGGTACATCCGGTTCTTCTGGCACAAGAGGTACTTCAGGTACTAGTGGTACCTCAGGTACATCAGGTTCAACTGGTACTTCTGGAACAAGCGGTACTTCTGGTTCTAATGGATCAAATGGAAGCTCAGGAACTTCAGGTTCAAACGGTTCAAACGGGTCAAGCGGAACTTCAGGTTCTTCCGGCTTAACTGGTAGCTCAGGAACTAGTGGAACTTCCGGTTCTAATGGTTCTAGTGGTACATCAGGTTCAAACGGTTCTAATGGTTCTTCAGGAACGTCAGGGTCAAACGGTTCTAACGGTTCTTCAGGAACGTCAGGGTCAAACGGATCTAATGGTTCTTCTGGAACTTCAGGTTCTAACGGTAGCTCAGGAACATCTGGTTCAAATGGATCAAACGGTAGCTCAGGAACATCTGGTTCAAATGGCTCTAATGGTAGCTCAGGAACTTCAGGATCTTCAGGAACAAGAGGTACTTCAGGTACTTCTGGTACTAGTGGAACTTCAGGTTCAAACGGTTCATCTGGAACTTCAGGAACAAGCGGTTCAAACGGTTCAAGTGGAACTTCAGGTTCTAATGGATCAAATGGAAGCTCAGGAACTTCAGGTTCAAACGGTTCTTCTGGCACATCAGGTTCTAATGGTTCTTCTGGAACTTCAGGAACCAGAGGTACTTCTGGTACATCTGGAACAAGCGGAACTTCCGGTTCAAACGGATCAAACGGAAGTTCTGGTACATCAGGTTCTAATGGCTCAAATGGATCAAGCGGTACTTCTGGTTCTAATGGCTCAAATGGTAGTTCAGGAACTTCAGGTTCTAATGGATCAAATGGAAGCTCTGGTACCTCAGGGTCTAATGGTTCTAATGGTTCTTCTGGAACTAGTGGAACTTCAGGTTCTAATGGATCTTCTGGAACATCTGGTACTTCAGGTTCTAATGGCTCAAACGGTAGCTCTGGTACTTCCGGCTCAAATGGTTCTTCAGGAACATCTGGTTCAAATGGATCAAACGGTTCAAGTGGAACGTCAGGTTCTAATGGTTCTTCTGGAACTTCAGGAACAAGAGGTTCTTCTGGAACTTCGGGAACAAGCGGAACATCAGGTTCAAATGGTTCTAACGGCTCAAGTGGTACCTCAGGTTCTAATGGATCAAATGGTTCTTCTGGAACTTCTGGTTCTAATGGATCAAATGGTTCTTCTGGAACTTCAGGTTCTAACGGTAGCTCAGGTACTTCCGGTTCTAACGGCTCAAGCGGAACCTCAGGTTCAAACGGCTCAAATGGTTCAAGTGGAACTTCAGGTTCAAACGGCTCAAATGGTAGCTCAGGAACATCTGGTTCAAACGGAAGCTCAGGAACTTCAGGTACTTCAGGTTCAAATGGTTCTAATGGCTCAAGTGGAACATCAGGTTCAAATGGTTCTTCAGGAACATCAGGTTCAAATGGATCAAACGGTTCAAGCGGTACTTCTGGTTCAAATGGTTCAAACGGTTCTAGTGGAACTTCAGGTACCTCAGGCTCTAACGGCTCAAATGGTAGCTCAGGAACATCCGGCTCAAATGGTTCTTCAGGAACTTCTGGAACAAGAGGTACTTCAGGTACTTCTGGTTCAAACGGTAGCTCAGGAACATCCGGCTCAAATGGTTCAAACGGTTCAAGCGGTACGTCTGGCTCAAACGGTTCTTCGGGAACTTCTGGTTCAAATGGTAGCTCAGGAACCTCTGGTTCAAACGGTTCAAGCGGTAGCTCAGGAACATCCGGCTCAAATGGTTCAAACGGTTCAAGCGGTACTTCTGGCTCAAATGGAAGCTCAGGTACTTCAGGTTCTAATGGTTCTAACGGAAGTTCTGGTACATCAGGTTCAAATGGCTCAAATGGATCTTCAGGTACATCAGGTTCAAATGGTTCTAACGGAAGTTCTGGTACATCAGGTTCAAATGGCTCTAACGGAAGTTCTGGTACATCAGGTTCTAATGGTTCTTCAGGAACTTCCGGCTCAAACGGCTCAAACGGCTCTAGTGGAACTTCTGGTTCAAATGGCAGTTCCGGTACTTCAGGAACACGTGGTACTTCTGGTACATCCGGTTCTAATGGAAGCTCAGGAACGTCCGGCACATCAGGCTCAACTGGAGCAAGTGGAGCAGCAATTAGTGACGGTTGGGATTGGGGTACTCCATTAGCCAGTACTAAAATTTATAGTAATAATGGTAATTTAGATGCTGCAACTTCTCTATTAAACATAGCGGAAGTTTCATTAACTTCAACCAATTATAGTGGAGTGTATCCATCAATTGGTACTGGCACACTAATTAAGACAAATGGTGGAATTGGTGGTCAAATTGTATATTATAGAACAACTGGTGTAGGTTTTGATACTGGAATATATTGGGAATTTCCAGTAACTTATGTTTCAGGTACACCTTGGACGCCATCTGCTGGCACTGATATTATTGTTGACATATCTGCTGCAGGTGTATCAGGCTCGTCTGGTACTTCAGGAACACGTGGTACTTCAGGTACTTCAGGCTCAAATGGTTCTTCTGGAACCTCAGGTTCTAATGGATCAAATGGAAGCTCGGGTACATCAGGTTCTAATGGTTCTTCTGGAACTTCAGGTTCTAACGGATCAAACGGTAGCTCTGGTTCTTCTGGAACACGAGGTACGTCAGGAACCTCTGGTACATCTGGTTCAAACGGTTCTTCTGGAACATCAGGTACTTCAGGTTCTAATGGCAGCTCAGGTACATCAGGAACTTCAGGATCAGCTGGTACTAGTGGTACAAGTTTTATATGGAAAGGTATTTGGGTTGGTGGTACTCTTTATGCGATTAATGATGTAATTTCATTTAACGGAAGTTCTTATATTTCTATAGTATCAAGTAATATAGGAAATAACCCGTCTACTAGTCCAGCGCAATGGACGCTAATGGCATCTGCTGGGTCAAACGGCTCATCAGGTACAAGTGGTACATCAGGCTCAAATGGTAGCTCTGGAACTTCTGGTTCAAATGGCTCAAATGGAAGTTCTGGAACTTCAGGAACAAGAGGTACTTCTGGAACTTCTGGTTCAAATGGATCATCTGGTACTTCTGGTACATCCGGTTCAAACGGTTCTTCTGGAACTTCTGGTTCTAATGGATCAAATGGCTCATCAGGTACAAGCGGTACATCCGGCTCAAATGGTAGCTCTGGAACATCAGGTTCTAATGGTTCAAACGGAAGTTCTGGAACTTCTGGAACAAGAGGTACCTCAGGTACGTCTGGTTCTAATGGGTCTTCTGGAACATCAGGTTCTAATGGCTCAAGTGGAACTTCTGGAACAAGCGGCGCTACTGGTGGAACTGGTTCTTCTGGAACTAGTGGAACAAGCGGAGTTTCTGGTGCATCAGGTACGGCTGGAACATCCGGAACAAGCGGTGGAACTGGTGGAACTGGTTCAAGCGGAACATCCGGAACTACTGGTTCTTCTGGAACTTCAGGCGGTACTACTGGAACTATTACATCAAGTACAGTTGACCGAATAGCCTACTTCTCTGCAGCAACTACCATAGCTGCAACAAATATGCACTACGATGTTACAAACGGCAGACTATCTATTGCTAATGGAACCGGTCCAACTTATCGATTAGAAGTAGGCGGCGATATTTATGCAACTGCTAATATTATAGCATACTCAGATAGATCAGTTAAAGATAATGTGAAGACCATCACTGATGCTCTAGCTAAGGTAACATCAATGAGAGGAGTTACCTTCACCAGAAATGATCAAGAGGATAAGACTCGAGTTCATGCGGGTGTTATTGCACAGGAAATGGAAACAGTATTTCCGGAAGTTGTATTTGAAAATGAGAATGGCACCAAGGCAGTTGCCTATCCAGCACTTGTATCAGTCCTAATTGAGGCAATCAAGCAGCAACAGCACCAAATTGATGACTTACGGGATCAAATTGAAAAATTATTATAAGTAATGCCGATAGACGGAACACCAACTGGAGTAATGGCGGTCGTTTGGGCGCCAGACGACAAATCTTCGATTGCTGCACTATTAACTCAACAGTCTGGGGCTTCTGCCAGTGTCGGGAATCAGATTTACCCAGATAAGACGGGCGCTCCTGAGTTTAGATGGAAAATACTCAGTGGTACATATGCTGGTACTTATGACATCAACCGAAATGACCCACAAGGATTAAGCTATTGGGCTGCAGCCAACGCAGTTGCAGGTGCAATTGGATTTGACCAGTTTTATAATTATCGACACTGGACTGATGAGCACACATATGACGGCGAAGTTATGAATAATTCTTCGTTTGACATAATGGTTGAATTAGTGATAAACGATGGAACCAGTGGTCCTTATACCTATTTTACTAATACCCCATTTAGTACTGGCCTCACGAGTATAAACGGTGGACCAGTTACATATTACTATCAGCACTTCATGCCAAATGCAGACTTTGAGCATACCATTAATTTAGACAATAGTGCACCATTCCCAGTAAACTTAGTGCAGCTTCGGCTAACTGACATTGATACTGGCTTTAATATTGCCGACTTTGTTGGTGGACCTCCAATATCGATACCTCCAGGCCCGATCTCGTTTTTCACCCCTGGATTACCATTTTTTAGAAGATATTCTATTACAATTGAAATTGCTCCATAATTAGTTAAAAACAAAAATAAATAAAATCATGACTACTAATATTCAAAACTATTCAATACTCGGCAAAACTGCAACCAGTATTAAATTTATACCCATGACCTATGAATTAGGCGCAACCTCAGTTTCTGTGATTTATCAATTAATGGATAGCGGCAATGCAATTATCTGTAGTGGTGCAGTTCGGTTAACTGATATATCTGATTGGGGTACAAATGATAGTGTTATTGTTACCAAAGTCTTAACTGCCCTAGGCTTAACTGCTGCATAATTTTTTTAAGATTACATAACCTTATTGCTAAACTTTAGTATAAAATAAAAAGTTTAGCAAAAGGCATGTCGATTAAAATTAAAGCGCACACCTCAATTATTGGGGAAACTGGATACAATTGTCATTCTAGAAATTTCTTTAAAGCCCTAAATTCTCTAGAAGATTTAAGAGTTGATGTCAGAAATTGGACAGTAGGTTCAACCTGGACGGGTTATAATAATGATGAACCTCATAATGATGAGTATTATATTGATACTGAGTTAAAAACAATCCTAACTCAACAAACTTTACAGACCCCAAACCTTTCACAAGAGTTTCCACTATATCAAAACTATCCAAATCCTGGAAAACCTGATGTTCACATTGTCTTAAATGATGTTAATCATAAATATTTTGGTGATAAGTATGATGGCCCAAAAATTGCCTATAATGTTTGGGAAACTACTAAATATCCAGAAGATTTTTTTAAACACTTACAAACCTTTGACCAAGTTTGGGTTCCAAGCAGCTGGCAAAAAGAGTGCACAATTGTCCAAGGAATTCGAGCCGATAAAGTAAAGGTTGTACCTGAGGGAGTTGATACCCAAATGTTTAAACCCATTTCTCGAGAGACCTCATTTCCAGAAGGTCGCCCATTTAGATTTGTTGTAGTTGGCCGCTGGGAATATCGCAAATCTACTAAAGAAATTATAAAAGCATTCATTGATACCTTTTCAGAAGATGAAAATGTTGAACTTATCCTAAATGTTGAAAATCCATTTGCAAATGACGACTGTTCAAATACTCAAGAACGTCTTGCCAAATTTGGCTTAACTCATAAAGGCATTAAAATACTTACTCATTTAAGCAAAGCTGACTATGTCAACTTATTACAAACGGCTGATGTATTTGTTTCTTGTGCTCGTAGTGAAGGTTGGAATCTTCCACTAATTGAGGCAATGGCCTGCGGTACCCCATCAATCTATTCTGATTGGGGAGCTCAATTAGAATTTGCTGCAGGTAAAGGTTTACCAGTAGCAACCCATGGAGAAGTTCCAGCTGGTGTTGCAAATGACGAATCTTGGAATCCAAATGCTCCAGGTAATTTCGTTGAGCCAAACTTTGAAGATCTTAAGCTTAGACTTAGAGAAGTTTATGATAATTATGAAATTTATAAAAAATCCGCGCTAATGGAATCAAAACAAATCCGAACCCAATTCACTTGGGAAAATGCAGCAAAAATCGCACAAGATCACATCCAGGACCTCATTCAACCTGAGGTAAATGAATACTCAACTGACTTTGCATGGGTGACCTGCGGTAACCTGGCCTATATGCCGATCATTCAGAAATTAGCTGAATCGCTATTGGAATTCTCAAACCGTAAACTTATTGTTTATGGAATTGACTGTGATGTTCCGTTTGACTATTTGCCAAATGTAATTGCCCGAAAATTAACAATTCCCTACTATTCAAACTATGATAAATGGTATTGGAAGCAATATGCCTGTCTTGCAGCCTTTGAAGAAAGTTTTGAAAATTTTGTTTGGTTGGATGGTGATATTATTGCAAACCATACAATCGATAAATTATCAGAGCATTTTGCAAATATCGAAAACTATCCATTAGCTGATATTCATGTACAGGAAGATTTTATTGGATATTATACAAAACCTGACGGTTCAAGAGGTCAGCAATTATTTAATGAAAATTTATGCAAAGCCAAAGGAGTTAAGCGTCTTGCTACCAAAGCCCATATTTGCATGTACGTATACAATCGAAATTGCGAATGGTGGTTTAATGAAATCTTAACAGTATATAAAGAAACTGATCTTGCGGACTATCCAAGTTTATTACAATGGAATGATGAAGGTATTGATAATTACCTAAGATGCAAATATGGTTATAATAGGTTTTTACCAATTTCAAATTTTGATGTTTCTGAATGGGACGGCGATTTACTTGGAACAACTGGCAAAGCAATGGAACACTTTATTTCTTTTTGGAGAGATCAAGGCCCTAAGAATTTTGGAAAAGTATACGGCTGGCAATTTATCCCAAAGAATAAAGACCAAATTCTATACTTTCATGGAAATAAAAATCTAGGCTTTGCTCAAATCATGATTGACCATATTAAAGCTCAAAGAGACCAAAATTTCCATGATACTGAATATTTCTTTGTTGCTAAGGACGAAATTAAAAATTTAGGTTCAATTAAACAAGTACAAGGTGGTACAATGGATATTGCCTATAAATACGGATGGGATTATGCAATTTATCATGAAATTTATAACTTAACTGATTATGAACATCCACACCGCTCAGAAAATCCAGTTGTTAAAATCCAACCAGGAGATGTAGTGGTTGATCTTGGTGGAAATATTGGAATCTTTACTCGGTATGCATATCATATGGGAGCAAGTAAAATTGTAACCTTTGAACCTGATCGTAGGTATTTTGAGATCCTAAAACAAAATGCGCCAGCAAATGCCGTCCTATTTAATGCAGCAATTGGAGATCAATTAGGAACCTTAACCTTAACTGAAAGTTCTCACTTAGGTGGCTCTAACTTATGGCATCAAAAAGATCCAACTGTTACTCAATACGACGTTAATCTATATACCCTAGACTATATTTTAGACAATGGTTTAATTGACCGAATTGACTTCTTAAAGGTAGATATTGAAGGTTCTGAAATTATTGCACTAAAAGGCATTAGTGATGCTAACTTAGCTAAGATTCGAAATGTTGCAGTTGAATATCATCATGAACACCTTAATTTTAATGAAGAATTACGTGATGAATTTATTGTCAGATTTAACAGATTAGGTTTTAATTCATACTTACTATTTTGCGGCCCTAATAATGCACTACAATTAATTTATTTTTGGAAATAATATGAGATCACTAAATACAATTGCCCTTTCTAAAGGCACTGACAAATCTTCTGAAATTCACAACTATTGTGTAAAATACGAGAAGTGGTTACCATTTAACCAATTAGAGCCTTTAAAAATTCTTGAAATTGGGGTATTGCATGGAGAGTCTCTTTCTACTTGGAGAGAATACTATCCAAATGCAACAATTATTGGCATTGATATTGAACCTTCATGCAAACAATACGAAAATCCAGATAAAAAGGTTTTTGTAGAAATTGGGTCTCAAGATGATGCTAATTTTTTAAAATGGGTTGCCCAAAAATGGGGACCATTTGATATGGTACTTGATGATGGGTCTCACATTAACCGTCATGTAATTACCTCATTTAATCATTTAATTGACCACGTAAAACCGGAAGGAGTATATGTAATTGAAGATACTTGCACGTCGTATTGGGAAGATTACGAAGGCGGTTTTAAACACCCAGGTTCCTCTATTGAATTTACAAAAAATCTAGTAGATGATATTAATTTTAATGGGCAAATGCAAGAAGAATTTTGGAACGTGCATGCTAGAAGAGAAGACTTCTTAACTAAACAGACAAAAGAAAAAGGTTTAACAATTCGCACTGATATTGAATCAGTAAATTTCCTAAATGGAATAACAATAATAACAAAAAGATAAGTAAAAATGGCACATCCTCAACAGCAAGAATTTTGTAAAAAAATGAGTGGTATTTTCCCAAAATATTTCACTGGCAAAAAAGTTTTAGATATTGGATCATTGGACATAAATGGCAATAACCGATTTATGCTAACCAACTGTAATTATATTGGATTAGACGTGGGAGAAGGCCAAAATGTTGATGTTATCCAAGTTGCTCATTTATATGATGCACCAGACGAGCAGTTTGACTTGATAATTTCAACTGAAGTATTTGAACATGATATGTTCTATGAAATGTCATTACAAAACATTATTCGAATGCTAAAACCTGGTGGAGCATTTATATTTACATGTGCTTCAATTGGAAGACCTGAACATGGAACCAGAAAGTCAGATGGAAGTTGGGCAGCTCCATTGCTTGCAAATATTTCAGAAGAATGGTCTGATTATTATAAGAACTTAACCGAAGAAGATATTCATAAAGTAAAAGGTTTTGACGAAGCTTTTCCAGATGGAGTTTTTGAATATAATTCAAACCCAGGCGATCTATATTTCTTTGGAGTTAAAGGTGGAATTGCAAATGACATAAAATACTCAGTAGATAATAGACCTTCAATAATTAGGCCGAATGAATATCCTGATGATATTTTTGTTGTTGATACTTGGCCAAATACTCCAGAAAAAGAATCTGACCTAATTGAGTGTATTAAAAAACTTAGAGAATTTTCAGGAATTCCAATCTTATTGGTTTCGCATTATGCAATTAAACCGGAAATTCAAAAATTAGTTGACTATTATTTGTATGATAAAGAAAATCCACTGCTATTAAATTCTGAATTTGAAGAATATAAAGTAGGCAGCGGTAGATGGTGTACATTTGGAAAAACTAGAGTTGATACAGAAATGGAATATCACCATGACTATGCAATTTGGAGATCAATGACACATGCTTTTAATTTCTGTAAATATCTAGGAAAGAAGATGATTCACTTTATGGAATATGATAATCTACTTGATACCTTTCAATATCGCCAAGCCTTTTTAGAAAGAGCTCATCAGCATGATGCCGTAATTTATGAATATCATGAAGGCTCGGTAACTGATACTCACCTAGCTAAATTTATGGCAACCTTTATTTTCTCAATTAAAACTGAGGTTGCCCTAAATATTATAAATGAAGTAAAAACAAAAAAGGATTACTTTATGGATCGCCCAAATGGTTGGCAATTAGAAAGAGTATTTTTACACTATTTAGAAAAACACGCTAAGGATATTTGGGTAACTAATTATATTGCAAATTCAAATGAATTAAATACACAAGCTGTTTGGAATAGAGATGGTATCCTAAGAGACGATGCTAAATTTCAAATTTATACAGCAGCTGACGATTTTAATAATTTATATTTACATCTAGTTTCAGGATTTCACGATGAACCTGCAACCAAAGATTACCTACTTGAAATTAAGTATAATGGAACAGTGCAGTTTACTACTCTTAAAAAGGGAGACTTTCTACTTATTAAATTAGGCGAATATCGTAAAGGTTATACAGTAACTGTTAATTATTTAGGTAAATGCGCATTCACTCAATTTTTAAATGATGACTTCCAAAATTTTGCAAAAATGAATCATGTAACAATTGATGGAGTTCAGGCACTACCTACCGTAAATCATAATTTAGTAGATGGACCGTTTGTTGAATTAAAAACTACAAGTCCAATGAAATATCAAGTAGACTTTATTGATAATGAAACTGACAAATTAGTTTATTCAACAAAATTAAGCGGCGGAGCGTGGGCAAAAAGTTCAATCAAATATTTTAAAGATTGGAAAATTAAAGTTACGGACCAGAACGGAAATCCAGTAATAATATTTAATACTGACCTAAAAGGCAAGCGTGTCTATATTCCACTAGAGTCAAAAGCACTAGGCGATACTTTAGCATGGTTTCCGTATGTTGAAGAATTTAGAAAGAAGCACGATTGTATTATAATCTGTTCAACTTTTTGGAATCAACTATTTAAAGATACTTATCCAAATATTGAATTAATTGAACCTGGCCAAATGGTAACTAATTTACATGCAATGTACAGAATTGGATGGTTCCATAATGGAGATAATATTGATCGTGAAAAAAATCCTAGAGATTTTAAATTAGGTCCATTACAAAGAACTGCAACCGATATTTTAGGTTTGGAATATAAAGAGGTTAAACCAATTATTAATTATCCAACTGGTCCAATAGTTAAGAAAAAAGTAGGCCTTGGAATTCATAGTACTGCTCAAGCAAAATATTGGAATAATCCAACCGGCTGGCAAGAAGTTACAGATTGGTTAATTGCAAATGGTTATGAACCTGTAATATTATCTAGAGAAGAAGACGGTTATATGGGAAACCGCAATCCGGTTGGAGCTGCTAAACTTGAAGCTGGTACAATTGACCGAGTAATTACTGAATTAACTGAATGCGCAGCATTTATTGGAATAAGTAGTGGATTAACTTGGCTAGCTTGGGTAACAAATACTCCAAGTATTCAAATCTCCGGTTTTACTGAACCTTATAATGAACCAGATGGCGATATTATTAAATTAGCTGCACCAACTGGAGCTTGTTCAGGTTGCGCAAACCGATTAAGGCTTAATGCTGGTGATTGGAATTGGTGCCCAGATCAAAAAGGTACACCTCGTCAATTCGAATGTTCAAAATTAATCACTGCTGATCAGGTAATTGAAAAGTTAAAGACAATTCTAATATAGATAATTCTATATGCTATTAAACGCCAGACAAAACAGTTTTCTCATAAACTTACCAATGGACTTCTTTAATGATGTAGTACAGCAAAAGTACAACAAATATTATAGAAGTCTGCTATTGCCATATAAGTCATTATCTGATTTTATGGCATCAACTATACAAACTGTGAATTTTCCAGGATTTTCTTCAACTTTACCAACTCAAATCCGAACACTTGGCAAGATTCAAGAATTACAGAGTGCAAAACCAATAGCTGATCAATTTACTAGAGAGCTTAAATTAACTTTTAAGTTAACTGATGCATACCTAAACTATTTTATATTTTTAGATAATGCGCTAAATTATTTAGAACCAGCAAATGTTAATCCAGAGAATCTTGGCAATAATTCATTAGGCCAAGCGTTAACGGTAAATCCAATCTCAAATGTAAATCATCCATTCTTTCATCCAATCCGATTAACTCTCTTAAATAATGAAGGTTATGCAGTTTCGTCTATTATTTTTAATAGACCAATGCTAAAGTCATTAAGTGAAATGAATCTATCATATTCATCAATAACTCCGCAGTTTACAACTTTCACTGCAACTTTCCAATATTATAATTTTGATCTGGAATTAGATTTTGACTAATTATGCATTTTGATCAACAAATCCAAAGCAAACTGTACAATAGTATTCCGACACGGTGTAATTAAAACTTACCATACTTACGGTACCGTCTATTCGAATAATATTATATCCTTCTTGTCCAGTAAACTGAGTGTATTGAGTTCCATTAACTGCATTTTGATAAGTGGTAGCAGTTTCCCAAATTGGAGTAAATGGCGCAGATACTTGAACTGGCACCTGTAATCCAGGATTACCTACGCTGGCAAATGCAACCAATGGATCTGTAACAGGTTGGCTAAATATTGCTGTAAATATTCCAGCTGATTGATTTAAAATTTGAATACCATCAAACGGTACTCCATATTCTTCTGGGAATGTATTTGCCGCATACATACCAGTATGCTGTTCCATACCTCCAGCGCTTTGACTAATTGTAATTCCAATTGAGTTTTGACCTACTCCTGATGCTGAACTTCCGGTAACTGAACTAATTGTCATCCATTGAAATCCTGAACTTCCAAAACTTGACCAATTATTCCAATATCCGTTATCAGTTAACCAGGTACTTGCAGCATTGCCGCTTATAAAAACTTGGCCGCTTACGCTATTTGCAACGTTAATGAAAGCTGCTTCGGTCAATGAGGTTGCTCTATTAAATCCAACTGATGCAGTTGTACCGAATATTGGAGTTGGGTGTAGTCCATCAGGCTGCGAATACGCAATAACATATCCCAAATCTTCATCAGGACCTTGCCACCATTGAACTCCACCAGGTGAAGTTGTGTAATCTTGGGCGTCTACGCTAATTGCTAGATCTCCAACTTGGTCAGTTCCAGCAATTGGAGAACCTGTATTGTATGCAAATGATTTTGAAGTTGACATTTGTTTATTTTATTATTTTAAGTATTTGGACTGTTTTGATCAACCCATTCAGTTTTAGTTAATTTATCACCACCTGGGCCTTTACGATTAACTTCAAATCTTTCAATAACATTTGAACTTTTACGTTTAGAAGTATGTTCAAAACTAGGTAAATATGTCTCAACGTCAACTGATAAAATAACGTTTAGTTTATTATTTTCAAGCATTGTAAACTTATAAGTCTTATCAACTGTTTCATTTGCCGGAAATTGAAATTGAGCAGGAATTCTTACTCCGTGATATTGAAAATACATTACCCGGTTTGAATAAAAAATATGTAACATATTTTCAGCAATCTTAAATGCTTTATTTAAGTTATCACAAATAATTTTAATATCGAATTTAATTGACATTGGAAAAGAAAATAGCTGAGCTGAATAGCCAGTTAGGATATTTTCATCATTTTCTCCTCTTTCAGGTTCAGTAAAACTACCCCTAACAAACTTATTTGTAATATCAGAAGGTTTAACTTGGAAGCTTGACAAAGTTACAATTCCTCTAGGAATAATATCATAGGTGCCTTCTGCTGCTGGAATGCGACAGTTATCTGGCAGGCCAATATAAAAATCCTTTAAGAAGCCTTCATCTGTTCCATAATTATAAAGAAATGGAACTTTAAAAGTTTCATTATGATCATTCCTTGCAATAATAATCTCCATTTCTCCGTTTAACAAATCAAGCAAGGCAATTGTTAAATTTCTTAGAAAAATATCGTCTGTGTTTAATGTTTTCATCTGGTTTATTTATTTATGTCCAGACTCAACTCTTAGAAAATAAAAAAGGTACCCAATGCTGGATACCTTTTTGTGGTGGAGATAGGCGGAATCGAACCGCCGTCCAAAAAACCTCTAATTAAACTTTCATTTACACGCTTAGTCCATTTTTCTAATTGGACGAAATATCTTATTCTTTAACGACTTAAAGTTAAAGTCGGTAACGGTTCGACTTGGCCGCTACGCCATGCTGGTTTTGCAACTTTGGTTAGTCAAGCAGTTGCCGCTTGGTTACTTATGCAGCTAAAAGCTCTTCAGTAACAGGAGTGTTAACGCCTTGGTTAACTAGGCTCCAGAAAGTAGTGTTGCCACTTATTGTTTGTAATACATTTTAACGAGTCTTAGCATCATCCTCGGCGTGCAAGCGTAACCGATAATTTCTGTCAAAACCGGTTATCCCCATATAATAACTATTATACCTAATTATTTATACAGGTGGTCTCTTTCATAAACGTTTTACTCTGCTGATAAATAACCTAAAAGAAGCTACTCCTTAAATGGCAAACCTTACTAAACAAAATACCAGTCTAAGGCTCTTTACTAGTTTAAATATACGAGTTAGAGATATTCTTAGCGAAACTATACAATTCTTACAAACAAAGTTTAAACAGAGCCGTTCTGTATTTACTGCAGCTTCTCCATTTGGGCAGCTATTAATTGTTGTAGAAAACTTAAGTCAACTTATTTTTTATTATATTGAAGACTCAATTACTGAACTAAATATAAATGAAGCAAGTCGAGTTTCATCAATCTATTCATTAGCCACTTTGGCTGGCCATAACCCAAGTAGAGCAATTGGTGCAACTGGTCAAATCCGACTTGTTAGAAAACCCAATATTACAGCGCCGGCCACTAAAGTTGTGCTTAATAACCTATTTAGAGTTCGTTGTGAAAATAATGGACTTACCTATGCAATTGAACTTACTCAAGAAGAAGTTAGACTTGCACTAAGTGGTGCAGAAACTACTGCAATTTTTAGTATTCGTCAAGGCCAAATTGAATCCCAAACATTTACAGCAAAAGGTATTGCATTTGAAAGCTATCAAATGGGAGCACCAAACAATTTTTATATTGATAATTTTATCGTTAATGTATACGTTAATGGAGAGAAATGGACCAAATACGAGTCCTTATTAGATATTCCAAGAGGAGCAAAAGGTTTTCTTGCAAAAACCGGTATAACAAATGGATTAGACATCTATTTTGGTAATGGATCATTTGGTAAAATTCCAAATACCGGGTCAACCATTGTGGTTGAATACTTAAATACTGACGGTTCTTCTGGCAATGTTAAAGTTGATAATAATGCACAAGTAGTATTTTCTTTTGTTGATACTGGATTTTCTCCAATTGGGGAAGAAATTATAATGAGTGACTATTTTACAATTGTAACAATAAGTGCTCCAAATTTTGGAGTAGACCCAGAGGATCCTACCTTAACCCGATTAATTGCACCGCGAGCATCAAAAAGTTTTGCACTAGTTAATCTAGATAATTATGAAGTTCTATTGCAAAAAATGCAAATGTTTTCAACAATTAAAGTATTTCTAGATCAAGATTCAACTGGCAATATCCTAGATTCTAGAATGATTAATTTATTCTTAGTACCAGATGTTACCCAAATGTTTAAAAATGGAACTGATTATTTTAATTTACCAATCAGCAATTTTAAGTTAACAAATTTTCAAAAGAACGAGTTAATGAAATATGTTGAAAAATCTGGAACAAAAATGATTTCAACTGACTTAAAAATAGTTGATCCAAAAATTACCAGATACATTATTAATCTAAGTATTATTGCGTTTGATGATGTTTCTCAAGATATTGTTAAGTCTGATATTGCTGATGCTCTAGGTAAATATTTCATTAAATTAAAACGCCAAGATCGTGTTCCAAAAAGTGATTTAATTACAGTAGTTGAAGCAATTAATGGAGTTGATTCAGTTAGTATTAATATGCTAAGCGAGCTTAATGAACTTTATAGAACTGCAAATCCAGCAAGTGAAACTCTAGTAGGGCTTGATGATTTTAACGATATTATTATTGGGTTAGACGAATTTCCAGTAGTACGTGGAGGTTGGACTGATTCTCAAGGTAATAAGTATGCCGAAGGTTTATCCGACTCGGCACTAGGCGCACTAAATATTTCAATTAAAGCACAAGTTGCTCGTAAAAATACTGGAATTATATGATAAGAAACTCTCTATACCAAAAGGTGTATAATAGAAAAGACAAACGTCTTCATTTAGGTTATATGTATAAAGATAACTTAATGAAGCGAGTCCTTTCAAATCAAATGTTTGGAGCAAACCCAATACTAGATTCGTTTATTGCATATATTGAAGCTTACATATACGAGCATATTGAGGCAGTTAAACAAATTAAAATATTTGCAAATCCAGCGCTAGATAAGAATGAAAATCGACTAAACTAATGTATGGCTGGACCAGTATTCTCAAAGGAAAAAAAGGCTCAAATTAAGGGCGAACTTGAATCACTATTGAGTAGCTACTCAGGTGGACCTAATCAGGAAGACGATAATATTGATGAGCAACTTGCTGAAATTGCAGCAGCACCTCCATTGGATTTTATTGAAATGAATGCAGGTTTTGAAAAGCAGGCTAAAAATATTACCGACTCTCTTCTTTCGTTTTATGTTGATCTTGGCGTACTAGACAAGCATGAATATATTAAACAGAAACAGGTTCTTGATAATTCAAGTATTCAAAATATTTTCTTTCAATTAAAAACCATTCGAATGGCAATTGAAAAAATTGCTGAAGAAATTAATCAAGGAAATACTCATCCTAGACTATTTGAAGTATTTGGACAACTACAAGATAAATTAACAGCTGTTGTAAAAACTCAAGCAAATTATATGTTATTTCTAGAAGATACCTATAAAAAGGTAAATCAAGATATATCACAAAAAGAATTAGGTGGAACCGGCCCACAAGCAAGAGCAATACCGCAAAGTTCAAGCGATTACTACATCACAGCCGGTACAAAAAATTTAATAAAAGAAATTGACGCTCTTGAAATAGAAGAAGATACTTCTGATTCAAGACACTTAACTCACCCAGGTAGAAAAGCTGAAGTTATGATAGAAAGAGGCGTATCCAATGTTATTATTACAGAAGATAGCGATATTGATTATATGGATGACGTCAATTCATTAATATGAAAGATTTTATAGCAAATAGTGGAAGTCGAACTCAGATGAAGCTTTCTGACCTTGACCAAGAGAATAGTGCGATTTGGACAACAGTTAAGGTGCAACAATTACTTGATGATTTTGAAAATGGGGCAATTGATATTAAAACAATCAAAAATTCTCCATTTAAAGACAATGATCCAGTTTGGAAGAAGGCAAATATTGTATTTGAATATACGCCAGAAGAACTTGAAGAAATCCGAAAATGTAAAGCTGACCCAGTTTATTTTGCTGGTAAATATGCTCAAGTAATGCAGGAGCAAGGTATTGAGCAAATTATCTTGCGTGACTATCAAGAAGAAATTATCAGGTCATTTAAGAATAATCGATTTAATTGCCTGATGGCAAGTCGCCAAATTGGAAAGACTGTAATGTCCGGTGTATTTATTGCATGGTACCTAATCTTCCATACTGATAAAAATGTTCTGGCTGTAGCGAATATTGCATCAACTACTAAAGAGGTTTTGGATAAGATTAAATCAGTACTTGAAAATTTACCATTCTTCTTAAAACCTGGCTGTATTTCAAATAACGTAATGTCAATGAAATTTGACAATGGCTGTCGATTAATTGGACGTACTACCACTAAAAATACAGGTATTGGTTTTACAATTCATGTATTATATATTGATGAGTTTGCACATATTAATCCATCGTATCTTGACTTCTTTTATCGAGCAATTTATCCTACAATTTCAGCCTCATCCAATTCAAAGATTATAATAACGTCCACGCCAAATGGTATGAACCGCTTTTACGATATTTACATGGATGCAATGAACGGTGCAAATACGTATGTTCCATTAAGAGTAGATTGGTGGCAAGTTCCAGGTCGTGATGATGCATGGAAGCAATCAACAATTGCAAACTTAGGATCAGAAGAAGACTTTAACCAAGAATATGGGCTACAATTCTTTTCATCAGATAAGTTACTGCTACCGTCTAAAGATCTTAAGAAAATATTTAACTTACGCACATCATACGTCATCCCAGAGTGGGCTCAAAGCCCAGATCACTTAGCAATATTAGATGGCTTTACTGTTCATCCAAACCTTGCCAAATTAACACCAGATGATATTAAAAACGATGGTAATAATTATATTTTTGCAATTGATACAGCTGATGGATTAGGTAGAGATTATTCAGTAATTAATATTTTTAAGTTAGCAGCACTTCCATTAAAAATGCTAGATCAAGTAAAAGACTTTATTAAAAATGAAGGCGATATTTTTACACTAGTACAAGTTGCAACGTTTAGATCAAACAAAAAAGATATTAACGAATATTGTAACACTTTAGAACATTTGTTGTATAATATCTTTAATCCTGAAAAAGTTAAACTTTTAATTGAGCTTAACCATAAAGGAGAATGGGTAATGGATAAACTAACACAAAACGAGGATTTTTGGCCAGGTCAAGTAATTCATTCAAAGCACACAACCACTTCTATAAATTGGAAACCTGGATTAAAGATGACAGAGACAAATAAGACTAAATATTGCGAACGTTTTAAATATTTAGCTGCTGTAAATAAAATTTTACCAAATGAACATAAAACAGTTCATGAGCTTGGTGCATTTGGCCGATCAAGTAATGGTAATTACCGAAGTCAAAGCGGAAATGACGATTTAGCAATCACATGTGTTGAAACCGCCGCATTCTTTGAATCACCAAATTTTTGGGAATTAGTAAATGAAGAACTTGACAGATTACCTAAAGAGTATTTGTCAAAAGTATATTCATTATATTTAGGAGAAGCTTATCTTGGAAATTCGTCAGGATACGATCACTCTGCCTTACGAGAATTAAATACAACAGCTGAGGTTAAAAAACCTGGTAAACTAATTAATGTATTTGATGAAATGACAATAAATCAAATAAAAAGAACCCGTGACACCTTTTACGGAAATAATTCAAAGTCAGGCTATGAAACATGATGATTTTTTAAAATTCGACTATGGCACTAACAAAAAGCAAATTTTTGATATAGTAGTTGCCCAAATAGATGTAGCCCTTTCAGAAAAAAGGCCTCACATCTATATTAAAAAACTAAAAATCGTTGATGAAGAATTAGACGTTATTGCAGAAAGTAAAGATTGGCCAAATTGCTTAACAAAAGCGCTTGCCTTTTACAAGCAAATTGAAGATTATGAATCTTGTTCAAAATGCCAAAAATTATTGGATAAGATCAATACTAAACCTAAACCAAAAAAAAGAATCACTAAATCTAATGGCTGAAAGACCGCAATCAAAGAGAAAAACTCAATCTTTTAAACCTGAATTAACGGAAAAGGAGTTAAGGCAAATTAGCTTAAAACCTTCACAGGCTGATTATTTACAAAAGATTATGTCTAGTGACATAACTTTGTGTTATGGACCTGCTGGGACAAGTAAAACGTTTACTGCATGTCTAGCTGCACTAAAACTTTACTTAGGTGGAAAAATTAAAAAAATTATCTTATCTAAACCTATCCAAGAGTCTGGAGAGAAGCTTGGTTTTTTACCTGGAGAAATAAAAGATAAAATTGATCCATTTATGGAAAGTTATCGATCAAATTTGGTAAAATTATTAAATGATCCCAATAATGTTGGTTGGTTAGAAACTGCTGGAGTTATTGAATTTAGGCCTCTTGCATATATGAGAGGTGCAACATTTGATAATTGCTTAATGATTTTAGATGAAGCTCAAAATGCTGATTTTAAACAGTTAATGCTATTCATTACTAGGATGGGTAAAGATTCTAAGGTATTAATATGCGGAGATGTAAGCCAATATGATATCGCAAAGAGTAAAGTAGCTTTACCTGATTTTATTGAATTGCTTAGTGGAATTAATGGATTAAGTGTGCATACATTTAAAGATGAAGATATTGTGAGAAATAAAATACTAATCCAGATAACCGAAAGATATGATAAATGGAAATCCGCTAACCCAAATAAATACACAAA